TGCATGTTCTGCAGGTTGCCCATGGCTGCCTGCTGGTTCTGGTCTTGCATACCAGCGAGCTGCATCTGGTTGGCGACCCCTTGGTTATGTGCATTGAAACCAAGCTGCGACATCTGGTTCAGCGCGTTCTTGTCGATGTCATTGGCCATGTTGTTGACCTGATCGCGGTAGCCGGATGATCCAGACATGCCTGCAGCGGCCGCCCTTGCATCAAGGCCGCCGAGGTTCTGCTGCTTTAGCAGCTGCGCGTCGTCAGCAATCTGGCCCTTCAGAGCCCCGACGTATGAGTTAGGGCCCACCTGCCCAGCGAGCTGGCCGGCATAGCCTCCACCCATCTGGTTGCCGTAGCCCTGACCAGCGGCGCCGAGGGCGTCGCCTAGCTGCTGCTGCACCTCTGGGCGCATACCGTTGACGTCGGCCATGCCCTGATTGAAGGCACCCTGCGCCTGACCGTATACATCCTGCAGATATGGAGCCTGATCGCCGTAGACGTTCTGGGTGCTTTGGTTAAAGCTACTGCCGCCTCCCATCGATCCGCCAGTGGATTGATTGGCGCCATAGTTGCCAGACTGGTTGACGCCGTAGTTCATGTTGATGCCAGAATTGACGCCCTGACTGTTCTGGACATTCTGGCTTGTAGAGCTTTGCTTGCTCTTACTTTTCCCGCCCATGGTTTACTCCATCTCTACTGAATAGTGTGTGTCTGTGAATCCGAATTGCTTCATGTACCTGATCCAGCCCTTGCGGCCCATGATCCGTACCCTGTCGCACATGAAGCGCCGCCTTAGCGCGTGGAACATGTCTATCACCTCGGGCATCTGCGACTCCATCGCGACCCCTCCGGCGTAGTTAATTGCTAGGACCCTGAGCCCTGTGTTGTAGGTAATGACCTCGTAGGTCACGGCGCCGATGATGTCCTCAAGGGTCTCGATGACGAAGAGACCTTCGTTGCCTGACATGAGTGACGCCCTGAGCGTCTGGATGGTCTCCTGTCCGAAGCTGCGCTCGCAGGCTGGGCCTAGCAGCTCGGCAACCTCTTCCCATATAGGAGGGAGGTCCTTCGGCTCGACTATGCTCGCCTTTACGTGATCTTTTTCCATTCGCCCTCTCCTTGGCTGTTCTTCACGCACCCATAGAATCCATTCTTGCTGGGGTCTGTTCCATCTTCGACGTAGATGACTGATCCGGGTATGCCGCGCTCCGGCACCTGCCCGGTGGTTGGCGCCACGACGAATTGAGTCATGAACGCCGTCTGGATCTGGTTGAACTGCCGGTCGAGGTAAGAGGCCGTAACGGCCTCGACCCCCTGTGGTACCGGCTCTGCCGCGTAGGTGCTCATCGTCTACCTGCCGGCATAAACTCGATATCCATTCCCGTCATGTTGAAGAACGAGCCACCCTCTGACATTACCTCGTAGCAATGCACCTCGCCTGTCGTCCTGACGTCGATCTTGCGGTCCTTGCCGGGTATAAACGTCCGGTAGTCACCCGCCCACTTGATGGGTCCGCCAGCCTGCTGCTGGCTCCCTACGCGGATCTGTATAGGCGCCGTGCCCTCCACCAAAGGATAGATTCTGGTGATGGTTGTGTTGGCCTCGTGGCCACCGATGGGCAGGTCGGTTCGACGTATGATCGTCGGAGTGCGCTCGTAGTTAAGGCGCGGGTCAATGCTGTCCCAGTCGGCGTCAATGGAGTCCCAGCTTCCGGGCATGGTCTCCCACACCTTGCCATCAAGGCTGGTGAAGTCGTCGCTGAAGGTCTCATTGAGAACGTCGATGTCGTGGATCTCCTCGCCGGTAACGCCCAGCAGGTTGGCATTGAAGGGTGCGTCGCTAGACATGGCCCATGCCTCTCTCAGCGTGTCCCACGTGTCCTCTACGGCGTTCCAAGTGGACTCGGATACCTGTGGTGTGACACCGAAGTGTGCGTGCCTGAAGGGCCGCTCAAGGTCCCTGATGCCCCAGTTGTTGTCACGGTAGTTGAACGCATAAGCGATCTGCGGGTGCTCGTCAGTGCCCTCTGGAACGGCGAACCAGATCTCGTTAAATGCTGGGTTATGCGCGGCCCACGAGTTGCCCAGCTTGTCCACGTTCATCCTGCTGGCGAGTCGCTTGCGCAGGCGGTTGTGCATGATCGAGCCGATGCTGTTGCCGTCGAAGGTCTGGATGTCACCGGGGCTGACAAAGAAGTGCGTACCCTGATACTCGACCAGCGCGTTCTGCGACGCCAAGCCAGCGGCGGATGATATGGCTCGACGTCTCCAGCCCAGTGCGTCACCCGTAAAGTCCATCACGTTGATGGCCTGCTCTGAGTAGACAACGAAGCTGTCACGCAGGGACTCACCGCCCACGATGGAGCCGCCACGGCCGAGGTTGACCCATCCGGCAATGCTGTCTGGCTGCTCAGAGGTCGGTCTCCACGAGAACGGGATGCCGTTAGGCTCCGCTGGGTGCGACCACCACAACTTGTCTCGGTACTCGTCTGGCCCCTCCTGCATACCGAGGGCAAACAGGAAGTTCTTGTGCGCCTTCAGTATCCGGCAAGAGTTGCCTACGTCATCCCACGACTCCGCTCCTACGTGCCACGGCAGTGGCTGCATGTCGGTGTTGCCGCCTTGGTTCGCCCAGTAGATCGGATAGAGCTGCGGATGGTTTAGGAATACAACCTGACCAATCTGGCTAGAAGACCACTTGGTCGGGTCTAGGTTGGCGAAGCGTGCCTCACGGGCACGCAGGCCATCACCTACGTCGGTGTAAGTGGAGCCGTCATACAGCTTTACGGTGTTCTCGCCAGCGAGCACCCACGTAGAGTTGCCGGAGAAGTCAGTGCTCTGGGTGATGTGGCCCAGCTCGTCGCCTGACACTGGAGCCATAGGCTTGGTGCCGCCTACGCTCTGAAGCTTATTGGCGGACAGCCGGTAGTTGATGCCGTCGGTGAGGGCATCTGGCGGAAGATCCCACGGCTCAATATCGCTATTGACGCCGGTGGAGCCTATGTTCCTGACATTAAGTATTGGCATTGGCTTCCGTCTGGATCATGTCAACCATGGTCATGTAGAAGCCGATAGGCCCTACAGGTACACCCCAGCTTCCGCCTGACTCCTCTTTCACCGCAAACTGGACATGATCAACGTCCTGATCGTTAACGCATGCGATGACAGCGCGGTTGTTGGTGGCGATGGGGGTCACCTGTATTGCATAGTGGAAATCAAATCCGTCAGTTGGCTTGTTGAAGTTAACGAGGTACTGGCCGTTGTTGATCACCTGTACGTTTGAAATGTTGTGACCGTACATTATCTGGCTGCCGTTGAACTTGCATGACGCAAACACGCCGTTGCCCGTGCTGGCAAAGTTAGACATCTTATTGAGGTCTTCCGCTGTCGCGGTGACTGGCTCGTTCACGTTTGGAAACGTGTTCTTAATAGACTTCTTAATGTTTCGGATGTGATCATCACCCTCGGAGATGCTGTCGCCCCCGGACGGGTTGTTCACATCGAGATCGTTAATATATGTTACTGACTCGACTGTCATGGTTTTACTCCACTGGTGGTAATAATGTTTCTGCCGGGAAAGGCGGCATAGGCTCGTCTTCGTTCTCTGCGTACATCGCAATCTCTTGCGCTGTCTGCTCGTCTGTCGCGGCCTGTATGGCCTCAAGGCGCTCGACAATGCCACCGACACAGTTGCCAATGGAGTCGCGCAGTCCCTCCATCGTCTTCTCCTCTTTCGTTGCCTCGCGCAACGACTCGAATACCTCAATCAAATCCCCGACCGACAGCACCGCCTCGCCATCGTTCTGGGTATGGCGCCTTGTTGCCGATACACCACCGACCGCATAAACCTTGGTGAACCTATAACTGGGGTTCCCAAGAGCAACTTTATTGTCCGTGTTTACAAAGGTGTCGCCGATACACGGCGTGATAGTCGGATTCGCCGCGCTGTTTGAGAAGTACAGGCCGGCGCCTAGTGATCCTGAGTTGGCAATCGCGTTGCCGTACATCGTGAGAAGCGTGGCACCGTTTACGGTTGAGGTGAACGAAGTACCGCCAATGTTGCCGTTGGTGTTTATTGTTCCCGTTGCACCATTTGTACTGTTGTAAAAAACAAACCTCCCGTCATAGGAGATGATTCTCGCGCCTGCCCCGGCAACCCCGCCCAGCGTGTAAGTATTACTCAAGCACTGCCAGTTGGGTGCTGAAGGGCTGGTGTTGGTAGACGATCCCCTGCTTACCACATCGTCTAGTGTGTCAGTGCCGCCACCCGATGGCGGGTTGTTCCACTTGTTGATGTCGGCCTGAGTGATCGACTTAACGTAAGACGGCACAGTCGGGTCTGATTCACTGGTCAGGTAATTACCTGCAGGCTGATAGTTGCCCTTGGGCTGGTAATTCTGGCCGACCCATGTCTGCGTTGCGTAGCCGTTCAGGCTAGCAGAGGTCAGGTATCCCTGTGATTTGTGGTCACCCCAGCCAAAGCTGGTATTCCAGTTGGAAATGTTCTGGTCGCTGATACGGGGATCATTGCCTCCGCTGCCGCCGCCACCAGTAGGAACGGATACCCAGCCATTGTTCTGGCGACCGTAGATGGTGCCGTTGGCTGGCGCATCGGGAATGATCTTCTCAAGCTCTTCGCCGATGTAGGCGTTAGCGTCTTCCTGCGTGGTAAGGCCGCTGGGCACAAATGTGGTCGGGCTGGTCAACTGCACATCGGCAGTTGTCACAGTGCCGCCGCCAGCTCCGCCATCCGGGTGATCGACTACCGACCAGCCAGCGTTCTGTCTCGCGTACTGCTCTCCGTCGACCGGCGCTTCTGGAAAGGAGCCACCGCCACCGCCGCCAGACGATGAGTGACCGCCCCATGTCCAGCGGCCAGTGTCAGGATCGTACTCCCAGCCTAGAGCGGATGGGTCATTGATAACTCTAGCTGTCATCGCGCTTGTCCTTTATCTTGCTTGCCGCTTCTCTCACTGCCTTTTGTTTGTTAGCCAATTTGCTGTATGTGTCTCTGGCAGTCCACGGTGAATCGTTGGTGACCTGCAATCCGGACTGGGCTGTGGTGTTGCGTGAGTAGTCGCTGTAGTCTTTTATCTCTGAACCGTAGTGGGAAAGGATCAGTGTGTTTGCGTCATTCACAAAGGGTTCAGTAGGGGGCGTAAAGTTACTGCTGTTATATCTAGCTATATCGCTGACCCTGAAGTTGCTGTATGTGCCAAAGGCCGGCGATCTAATGCCTGATCCGGGTCCATAGAAATAGCTATGCCCGCCCCACGTATAGCTACCGGCGGTGAATGAATAAACCATATTCCCGTTAAGATGAATGTAGATGGTCCCGCCAACCTTGGTGAATGAGACATGAGTCCACTCGGTTAGGGTATGACTGCCCGGAACGTTGCCATATACGACTGTGTCGCTATAGAGCCGGTGCATGATGCCCAGATCGTCAGACCCGGTCTGCCCGCTCATGTTGTAGCCAAACATCCAGCCGTTGTTGGTTGGGTCACGCCAAGCGCCAAAGAGTGACGCATAAGCCCCGTGGTTTGGTCCGCCAAATGATTTAAACCACGTTTCAACCGTGAAGTTGTTTGTCGGAAATTCGTTGCCGGAAAAAGTGTAGTAGCAGTCGCGAGTACCAGAGAGAGCCTCTGTGCCCCAAGGTCCGGGAGGCGGTGGCGGTGGTGCCTTGATCGCCATGTAGATGTATTCTTCGCCAGAGCCGTTAAGAAAATCGTTACTGTTGTTTAACTTGAATCCTGTCGAGGTAAGGTCAATGCAGGTCTGAGTTATCGCCTGACTAGCGTCATTCGGCATAAGGTATTCGTCATTACCGCCGGTCGTTATTCCTCTGGCCGTGTCGAATATCGTCCAAGCCTCGCCCTTTGACGAGCATTTAAAGAGCAACCACTGCGGCTCCCATCCAAGGTCAATCTCGGGGCCATTGGTGCTTCCGTTGCCATCATAGGTGCCGCACTTGATGATCGAGTCATCTAGAGCGCCATCGGCAAAGACGTAGGCGATGTATTCTTCGCCAACAGCATTGTTGTCCAAACGGTTGAAATTAACGCCAAAAGCCGTGTCGTTTACATAGGTAAAGTGGCCTCTGTTTTTGTATTCGTCCGCCGTATTTAATAATAGGTGGCCCGTGGCATTGCCGCCGGAAGTAGTTCCCTCTGTGGTGCCGCCCGTCCATTCTGGGAAGCTGTTGTGCCAAACATTCCACGGCCGGGCTCCAAGCGACTTAACAATAATAAGACCGGGTTGACAGCCAAGCCGGTGCGGCACTTCCCGATTTTGTGCGCCATCACCCGTATACGTCACAATGTCCATAAAGCCGGGGCGTTGCTGGAATGACCACACCACGTAGTTGTCGTCTCGTCCCGGCTGATTAAGCCCTGCGTTGACTTCCTCTCCAATTGTCAGTCCGTCACTGTCGAAGCTGATAACGTCCTTATTAGGGTCTGTAGTTGGCCCAAACTGCCCACTGTCAAGGTGGGGCATCAGGTAGTACTCCCTGCCCCTCACGGTATCCGCAACGGAGTGCAGACCACTTCGGTTTCTTTTCTTAAACCAAACCATGCCACCCTTAGAGGTGTCGGTGCCAGTGGTCAGCTTTATCTGACCGCCGATTCCGGTATAGGGCCACGCAGAGAACACCTCAGTGACGTTGTCAATCGGGTCAATGACCACAGGCTCTTCTGCCGTCCACACCTGATCTGCGCCTTTGTAAACCGCAGACACCTCTGTAGAGCCAAGCATTACCTTGGTTACGTCGTCATTGCCTAGCTTTAGGCTCATGCGGTGATGAAATACAGGGTGTCAGCGTCAGGGGAAAGGCTGTTGTACTCGGCCTCTGTGCCCGTCCAGATCTTGTCAGCGTCCAGCTTGGTCGCTACGTCGGCCTGCAATTGCGAGTCGTCGTAGGGCGCATAGGCATCACCGCCGATAGTCAGGTTGGTTACATCAACATCTGTGGCCTTGACGCTGGCAACGTCTAAAACGTCGTCGACCGCAAGCTCAGTAATCCGCTGAGTGCTTTGATCAATGTATGTAGGGATTCGATCAGCCATTTTCTATCTCCTATGCGGCCATCAGGGGAAGCTCTACAGGGCCACCCCGTGTGTCTACAACTAGCTTGGTGCTGTCCTCATTAAGCGGTAGCTGAATGTCACCGCCCCTCACGCTGACGGGTAGCGTGTAGGTGGCGACTGAGTCATCGCCTTTGCCGGCAGGAAACTCTAGCCACTTGTCCTCATCCCATATCCACACAATCGCAGTTGTGGACTCAAGCCACTGCATACCGTCAACCGGGTCAGCGGGCTCAACTGCAGAGATGACCATGCCAGCGCCAGCGCCGTCAGATGAAACCTCAACGACCTCGCCGTCTAGCCTCTTTACATACAGGGCGCCGGTATTCTTGTCCTGAGCGATCTCTCCCACACTGAGACTGGAGGCGCTAGGCACCCCCGTTCCCAGTTTGTTGATGATGGTAGTCGGCATAGACTATCCCTCAGTAGTTTCCGCAGTTGATAGTTGCGCCTTCTGCGTCCATCTTCTTGTCCAGCTCTGCTTCGAGGTCGGCATTGTCGCGGGCACTGCCCTCGATCATGCTGAACGTCACAGCGCCCTGACCCAGCTCCAAGTGCAGCCAGCCGTGGATGCCGTCAGAGACAAGCCAGTCACCAACGTTGGCCTGATCACCATCCGACTTTGTGGTGCCCGTAAGTTCACCAGCGGTGGTAACGATGAGGTATATGCCCTTGGTTTGGGCGCTTGATCCCGGCACGTTTTGGCCGTCAGTTAAGCCTGCAGCCTTACCGGCATCGGTGGCCTTCTCAACAACGTTGATGTCGGCGTTGTACTCACCACCAAACACCAGACCTACTAGGTTGGCATCAAGCAGATCCTTGATGGTATCGATCTCGCCCTTGTTGTTATCAGCAAGCGTCTCCACAACATCAAGACGGCCATTGATGATCGTGATCTGGTCGAGGATGTCGTTGATCTGCTCCTGAAAGCCGCCGTCACCGCCGGCCTGATCCTCTAGCGCGTCGATGCGGTCTGAGTTGGTGCCGATATTGGTCTCGTTAGTCGTGACCCTAACGGCGAGCGCCTTTAGGTCGGTATCTAGCTGAGCGATTTCTCCGGTGTGCTGCTCGACCAGTGCCTTGAGGGCCGCGAGGTCAATATAACCATCCGCATTAACGTCGATGATGTTGGTGATCTGTTCGGGAACCCCGATGATCTGGTTCCAGTTGACGTCGCCGCCACCGAGCTGAATGATTAGGCCGTTACCTTCCTTCGTGTAAAGGATGGAGTTGGTCATATCGATGGCAAGTTCGCCGTGCTGTAGGTCTCCAGACTTTGGCTTGCCGTTGCCGAACTTGGTAATGATTGTTGTTGGTACTGCCATTAGAATGTTCCTCCGGAAATTAAATTTTGGACGCCAAGCGACTCAATCGGCTCTGGCTTCTCTTCTATGTCGACCCACTTGACCGGGCCTTGATTCAATCCTGCATCCACCAGATCATCTATCTGCTGTTGGAGATGTTCGTCTCCCGCCTTCCTTGCCTGTATTTCTTCCTCTAGGGCCGCTTGATCGGCCTTGTTTCTTAGGGCGTCCCCAAGCCCATCAATGAGTTCCGGCGGTATGTTGATGTTGCCATCACCGTCGGGATCGAGAGCCTCCAGAGCCTTCCAGAGGGTGTTAAATGCTGATGCGTTGAAGGTGCAGGCGACCGTGATCTCTCTAGTGAAGCTCACCCGTGGCGGAGAAGAAACGCTGTAAATTCCATTCACAAGGGTGGCAGTTGGCTGCCTTGCAACTATGTCGCTGCCGTCAAAGGTGCCGTAACCGCACTCCCTGTTGCCCATGTCGTCGTGCGCGGAGTAGAACACCTCCTGCGGGGCACTAAAGGCCCGGCTGAAGGTCGCGTAACCCCTGCTGGCGCCAAGAAGCCGGAAGCTGGTGGGCTGTGGGTCAGCGCGCTCTGCGACCCAGTTTGCGGCCCGTGCGTCTTTTATGCTCATACGACCATTCCCTCTATCTGTACCCGCAACGCAGGGCCAGACCATCGGGTGACCTGATCCTCCATCGTGATGTCCATCAGGGAGTCCATAAAGCGCTGCTGGTATGACGCAAACGCCATCTCATCCTTCGCGAAGGCAGATATCTCGGTGCATAGGCCAAAGATGTATGCGTCCGGGTTCTTCTCGGTCAGCCAGTTGGTGTCGGCGTCGTTTTTAAGCTCCGGCAACCGCTGGTAATAGACTACCTCCAAGACCTCATTGTCTGTGGGCGGCGCCACCTGAATCTGCCCGGCGATGACGGTGTAGTAGTTGTGCCGAGCATCTATGTCGCTGTCCCTTTTTCGGGAGAGCTTGTTCATCTCCTCTGGGGACAGATACACCAGCGTGCGCCCGTGCTGCTCCCCGGCGTGAAGTATCTCAACGTCCCTGAAGCCGCCCCAGTCGCATGGGAGGCTGTAGTACTCCTCGCCACGCTGTAGCCATATCTGTGCCCGCACCGACTGGTCACCAGTCCGCAGGGCGTTGTTGATCTTGCCCTCAATCACTCGCGTGAACGCCGGAATGGCGCTGGCCAGCTCCTCGTCATACCTGTCCGTGTACGCCTTGGCGGCGTCAACAATCTCTTTATAGTTCATTTAACCGGCGTCCAGTTTGTGGGTGGTTTTTCGCACTTATCAATGCCCGACTGCTTCTTCGGCACCTTTACCCATGGCTCCCGATCGCAGGGATCAGGGCCCGTGCCAAGCCACCCGGTGTCGATGAAGGGCGGCTCGCCAATCTCGGCAAATGGGATGTCCGCAAAAAGCGCCTGACCGAATATCAAGATGATTCCTCTAGACAGTTATCAAACTCAATAAAGTAAGTGCCGCTAAGTGTCAGATCGGGGTCATGGCCGAATTCCTCCAGCTCGAAAAACCACAGCGCACCAGCAGGATCGGTGCCGGTTGCCGCATCGTGCTTTTCAGCGCCCATCACAAACTTGGACATCTGATACTTTCCGTCCAGATCCGTAAGATGTATTTGACCTTTACCTCTCAAGCCATACTGAAACCACTCGGCATGATCCCAACCTTGGATGATGTGGAACGTAAGGAACCGTGCGCTTTTAATCTTAGAGGTGGGGCTTTGATTTTCATCCAGCAGATTGAAGCAGCCCTCCGCAAGACGGCTTTCACCCCAAACCTGAAAACCAACCATGAGCTTTGCACTCATTGGCGAGCTAGATTGAGGAGCCTTACCAAGCTCTGCCTCAACGTAACGTCTCATCATCTCGCGGTTAATAAGACCCGCCGCATGAGTAGAGTCTGGGTCGCCGTTGTACTGAATCATCGGCGTATTGACAGGCTCAAGGTAACTAACCTTAAGCGTGGCAGAGGGTGCCATCTCGCCGCCCGAAAGCTTGAGGTATCGGTTATCAAGATCCGTTAAGTTGATGTCTTGCTCGTTGACCTGAAAGAAACGTATCTCGCACGTCTCACCAATCAGGATGTTCTGGCCTTTGTCCTTTAACGCCACTTCAACGTTGACGATGCCCGTCCCATCCGGCGCCTTGGTCACAACAAAGAGCGCATAAGAACCCGGCTCGTCAAAATCAACGATCTCGACGTAGTCGCCTACCTCAACATCGCCGAAGCCGTGAGTGATACCCTCCAAGTCTTCTTGGTTAAGCGTGATGATGTTGTCGTTTGCTGACAGGTCATCAGAGATCAGCGAAAACTCACCGGGGTTACGAGGGATGTTGTCGCCAGAGAAGCCGATATACTTCCACTGCCCATGCTCGCGTTGTACCAGCAGCGTCTCAAGCGCCAGAGCGACTTGATCGATCTCTGCCTGCAACTGCCGATCACCAGACTCAGAGGCGTCTTTGTTTTCGGTAATCTGCGCCTGCAAATCATCGTCAGCCGCCGCAAACTCTTCTCGTACCTTGTTATCGTCCTCTTCAGACCAAGTGCCGATCCGTATAATCTGTTGCTCCATCCTCAGATGGGCGGCAGTGTTTAGTGCGGACTCCTGATCGACCTTGCTATCAAGCGACTCATCGCGCATTTGGCTGGTGCGGTCAACCTCATTGATGAGCGCCAGTGTCGCGTCGTCAGCCTCAGCGCCACCGCCCGCAAGCCACTTCTCGCCGTCAAAGGTGTATTTGACGCCGGTCTCATCGTTGGTGAACGTGTCACCCTCTGACCAAGGCTGCTGTGGTAACGCAATCATGCGGCATCTCCGTATTTGTTAGGCCCGCCCACGGGCTCCTCATCAATGTCAACCATCTTGGGTAGCACCACTCTTGTGCCGTCAGGCATATCTGGGTAGTTGGTGTGCATCTTCAGGTTGTACACGTCCACGCTCTTTAGGCTGGAGCTACCAGCCCCGCCCTTGCTTCTGTAGTTGAACCTGAACCCCGTGAACCTGTAGCCCTCATCCTGTAGCTTTTGTTCGTCGCTACCATCAATGAAAATGTAGCTCCAGTAATGAGCCTTGCCTTCCTCTGAGTGATTGCTACTGCCATCCAGCGAGGTTGCGCAGTAAATCTTGTCGCCCTCTTCGTTTTCCCAGCAGGTAGCAACGCGGCGGAGGTACATCTGGTTGCTTGCGTTGAGCCTATTGAACGTC